AGTTTTAGCAACTTTAATACCCTCGTTTAAAGTTTCGTATACCATTTTTACTTCACCTACGTTTTTAGCTTTGTCAAATGAACTTAATACTTTTACCTTTTGATTTTCGTTTAAATTTTTAGCTTTGAAGATTTTGTTTGAGTAAAGTAACTTAGCGTTCAATAAATTGATTTCGTTAAGTTCAGAACGAAGAGCATTGATAGTTTTGTAAGCTTCTTCAAGTTCATCTTTCATTGTGTCAGTTTCTTCAAGAGCACCTACACCTAATGAACCTTTATCACTTCCAGGTTTAAATGGAGAATCTAATTTAAAAAATCCAAAAATTGCAGTAACTGCATTTCTCCAATCTCCTGAGCTAGGGTAACCATCTTTAAATTTTGGGTCATTAATTTTGCTACCCAAAAGTTTAATTTTTTCTTCTTTACTTTCTAGAGCTTCAACTTCTTTTGCAATTCCTGGGAAATCGCTTTCAAGTTCTTTAACTGCTCTAGGTTTTATTCCAAAAATTTCATTGGTTTCTTCCTTTTCTTCGTACATTCCTTCTTCTTCCATTTCTTCGATTTCTCTTAAAAGTTCTGCTAAATCTACTTCTTCCTCTTCTTCAGCGCCCATTTCCATTTCTTCACCTTCTTCTTCACCTCCGAATTCAGGTCCTGCTTCTAACTCACCGTCTTTAATCATTTGTGCGATTACGTCTTCAATCATTTCCTTAATCTCGTCGTCCGAAAGGTCTTCCATTTCCATGTCACCTTCTTCTTCTCCTTCTTCCTCTTCACCTTCTTCTTCACCTTCTTCTTCAGCTTCGTAAAGGTTTTCTCCTTCTTCCATTTCTTCGCTTTCTAGCTCTGCTAAAAGTTCTTCCAAATCAACTTCCATCATTTCTTCTTTTTTACCTTCTTCCATGTCTTCAGCTTCATCCATTTTTTCTACGTCTTCAGCTTCATCCATTTCTTCCATTTCTTGAAGTTTCAAAGATAACATTGATTTAAGTTGAGGTGTAAAGGCTTCTTCTAGAGCTGCTTTTGCGTTTGCTATTGCTGCTTCTTTAACAGCTTTAGCCTCAGCGATTGCTTCTTTGAGCATTTCTCTGTTTTTTGCCATTTTTCCTAAATTTTTTGTTGGGAAAGTACGTTTATTTATCAAACGTAATAGAATTCAATTAATATAATATCGCATAAGTGTGAGGGGCGATATATTCTGTTATATGTATGTGTATTTTTTGTTAAAGTCGCAAAAAATAAAAAAGCCCTCAAAAAGAGGGCTAATTTAGTCACCGGTTTGCATATTTTAAAATATCGGGCATGTGCCTTTTGCACATAAAATTTCGGTTATAATTGAATTAGTACGAGCGTATTGGTCTAGATATGTTGTTCTTGATTCGTTTAATGAACCGTTTTTCATCCATGAATCTGGGTTTGAAGGATTGGATACTAGATCCCATGTAAGTAATTCGAAATCATCTTGTACTTCCATTACTTCACCCATTTGTTTTAATGAGCCCATCCCACGAGAAGAAATACCAATTGTTAAACCATTGTTAACTAAAGCACCTGCTATACGACCAGATACTGTTCCTTTTGGTCCTGGGTCTGAAAATATTTCAACTGTTCCCCATATTTCATCTCCATCCCACCACATTTTTCTAATAGCATGGGATGCATTTTTTAAATTTATAACTTGAGAATCAGGGTGGTCTAATTCACCGCATGTTTCTGTTGTTTTATATTGAATTTTCTTTTGGAAATTGTCAATTTCACGTTCCCACAACTCACGTTTGTAGTATCTTCCGTTACCGTTTTTAACCTCCACGGTAGCTAAAATACCTTCAACAAAGATATTTCCATTACCTTTTAACCCTTCTAAAAGGCGAACAGGTTGGGGAACAAAATGTCTAGTTTCTATTAAGAGTTGCTTATTCATGGTTTAATATTCTTCAGATTCTTCAGGTTCATCTTCGAAAATTTCTGTTTTAGATATTTTATCTGCTAAAGCTTGAATACTTTTTATTGATTTTTCAGCATCTTTTAAGTTTTTAGGATCTAAATCTCCTTCAGCTTCATCGATGTATTCAGCTTCTTCAATAGGTTCATCTTCATCGATGATTTCTTTTTTCTTACCTTTGGTTTTGCTAAGCATTTTTTCAACCTTAGATTTTGCTTGCTCTAATTTTTTAATATCTTTTTCAAGTTCTTTAACTTTTTTCTTGTCAGTTAAAGCTTTCATATCTTCATCCTCGTCAAGTTTACTAAGTTTAGAACGTCTATGATCAATTAAAGCATCAATTTTATCTAGTTTAGATTGTAGAACTTCATGTTCTGCTTCTTTATTAATATCAGCTAAATCTTTTTCTACACCTTCACGCAAAATTTCTTCCATTGGTTTTTGAAATTTTGGATTTGGAGTTTTAAATGAAAGTCTTCCATCTCTACCTACATTAACATTATTTAAAAGAGTATAGTCATCTGTAACTCCTTCTTTAGTAGGAAGATTAATTTTACCTCCAATATTATTAGCAGTATTTATGAAACTCATAAACATTGGGTTAATATCGTATGGTAATTTTTTTAAGTTTAATGGAGAAAGTAATCTAGAGCGAATAGCAACCCCTGTAATTTCTTCTGGGTTTTTAGGATTTCTTAATACTCTTAAGTGTTGATTTTTTTTCATTAGCTCCTCAGTTGGGGCTGCTAAGTATACAGTAAGAAAAGGTTGTGGATCTCTTTCTTCTCTTTCTTTATCACTTACTTGTGGGCGAATGTTAACTAATTGATATGCTTCTTCTAATTCAGCATTAATCATTTCACGAATTACTTCACGTAATTTAGATTCTTCTGGTGGGTCATTTTCTTTTGATTTTGTAGATAAACGCATCCTAAATGCATCCCTAAGTTCTTCTTTAGTTTTAGTATACTCATCTTTCTCATTATCTTCTAAATCTTCTTCGATTTCCTGGTGTTTATCTTCATTTAAATTACCATATCCAGATGAAGCATATTTTCCTTTAGGTTCTTTTGGAGTACCTAAACCAGGATGTTCAGTTACGTATCCTAAATCTTTAACACCAAATTGACCATCTTTTGTATAGTGAATTGGATCTTTAGATAAATTTTTCAATACAATATCTTTCAATTGTTGCATTGTTTTATCTGCATTTTTAGGATCTTTCATTTCAGCGTAATATCCCATCATAATTTGATCAAATATCAAATTATCTGGGTTTTTATCGTCTGAATAGTCAAAGTTTTTTTCAAGATCTTTTTCTACAGGTTTAGAAACTTTTTTCTCTTCTGCTTTTACTTTCTCGTCTTCATTTTCTTTTGCTTTTCTAGCTTCAGCCAAAAATGCTTCAAATGCAGTTTCATAAGATTCTTTTTTTCTTGGTTCATATCCAGCAACAGCAGTTAAACCAATTACATTTTCTGAGATAATGTTTTTAGTTTTAAGAGAAGCAGCAGCTTCCTCAAATGTAGCAGAATTTGGTACAATATGAGGAAAGTCACGTTTAGCATCTGCAAGGAAAACGCCTTTATGTCCTTTACCTTCTTTAATTAATAGATACTGATCTTGTAATGTTTTTTTCATTGTTTTTGTTTTAATAAATCTACTGCTTTTTGAATATATGCTAAAACCATTGAAGACGGTTTATAGATATCATACGATCCCGGGTTAGCAGCGTAATATTCTATAGTTTCGTTTTTTGCGTTTGATATAAGTGGAGATATTTCTTTGATCAATTTTTCAATTTGTTCAAATTCATTAACTCTGTCATCTTGAAATTTATCTGCTCCAGTTTTTTCTTTTTCCTCTTCCCACAATTTTTTAATATCGTAAGATTTAGGTTTAATGTCAGGAACAGGTTTAAATCCTAACTTATAGTAATAAATATTTTTAGCTCCTTTAGCATTCGTTTTAGAAGCAAAAGCAGCCGGTGTAGCATAACCTTCTCCTTGACCAGCACTAAAAGAAGCACCACCAGCATTGGTAGCACTCATTTCTTTGAGTTTTTTACGAATTATTTCTTTTAACTTATCCATTTACAGTTTCTAATTCATTGATTAAATCACAATACTGTAACAAATCAACTAAATCATTATCTGTTATTTTAGCATTTTTTGCTGGTGGGTTGATTACAGATATAATTTCGTCAATTTTAATTTTGGTAACCGGATTTTGGGTCTTTTTATTTAAAGTTTTCAATTCAGTTTTAATTTCATTTATTTTATTAGTATAAAATTCCTTTAAACGGGGTGTATTATCTACTGAATTGATGTATTCTTTTAAAATAAGTTTTTGATTTATATTTAAATCATCATATTTGTTGTTAAATTTCTCCATTAATATTTTATATGTAAGGAATTTAACATCTCTATCTGCATTTTCTATTTCTTCCAATACTTCATCTCTTACAGCATTTTCTTTAATTTGAGCAGCTGTTAAATGTTCAAGTATAGTAACTTTATTTGCAATAGTTTGTTCTGGGTTTATAGGGGATTGAGAGTGGGTTATTTCTAACAATGTATAAAAAGCAGCATATACTTTATAGTTAGGTAACTTATGATTAAAAAATGTATTTAAATCATAATTTTTCTGTATCTCATTAATTAGATTATATTTTTGTCTCTTGAGTACTCCTCTATTTAATGTTTTAGAAGAATCTACTAATGTTGAAACTACAATATTAGCCTTTGCTTCAGTTAATGTAGTTTTCTTTAACAATGTCTCGTATAACTTATACTCACGACCTAATTCCGTTTTAACGAAATATTTTTTAAGTATATCTTTTGCTGGAGAATCTTTCCCTTCTAGCGTATCTGTAGTGATTTGGCGAACTAAAAGTTCAAAAAGTATACCAGTGTTTTTATACTTTGAATGTTTTACTTGCATTCTAATATTTGTTTATTTATAAATATATGAAAAATTATTACTCTCGTATTTGTGATTCATCTAATAATGAATTTCCTTTAATATCCGATTCAAAAATCATTTGTTTCTTTTGATTTTTAATACTATTGAAAGCATATGCATTTTTGTTTCGTTTTGTTTTAGTTTCTAATGCTAAAGGAGATCCACCTTTATATTGAGGTTTGATAGAATCTGATTCATCGTTATCTTGGGTTACACCTGCTGTACCAATCCTATCTTTTCCAAAAGCATTGTCTTGTGTATTTCTATCAGTTACATTTTCTTTTGGTCTTCCTAGAGGTTCTTTTTCATCATATCCTTCAGGTACTTCTCCACTTTCATATCTTTGTCTTCCATATAAAGAGGCTAAATCATGTGGTGTACCATAAGATTTACCTGTTTCAAGTGGATCATTTCCTTCATTTTCAACTTGGGTTAAACGGAATTTACGTTTAGCATCTTGAAGAATCAAGTCTCTATATTCATCATATTGATCCTCACTCATATGGAATAATTTTTCATATATAAAGTCAGTAGGGAATATTTTAGCTTCAATCATAGCATTTGCTACTTCTACTTTTTCTTTCATTAATGCTAATCTTTCTTGATCATATATTATTGAAGGAGTAGTTAATGAAAGTTCAAAGTTTGTTAAACTCTCATCAGTATAACCTTGAGCATATAAGTGAACTAAGGCAATTTTAGTTAATTCTGAAACTAGAATACGTTGGATACGTTCAATTGTGCGAGCAAATCTAATATCTTCAGCTGCTAATGTTGCTTTACCAGTTAAATCTTTTTCATATCCCATAAATGCTTTTGGAACCTTAAGGGCAGCAAATAATTTATCTCTTAAATATTCAACATCTTGGATACCATCATATTGTAAACCACCTAAATTGTCTATTTTGGTTGCTTGATCATTACCTCTTACTGGGATGTAAAAATCCTCAAGTAAGTTTTGCATGTTGTATTTTAAGTTATAATCACCTGTTTGTTGATCAATGTACGGGGTACGTTTCATTTTGGAAATTGTCTTCTGCATAAAGTTTTCTACTTCAGCAGGTGCAATATTTCCAACATTAATGTAAAATATACGTTTTTCAGGCGCTCTAACTATACGATGGATTAACATTGCATCTTCCATCATCGTGTATTGTTTAAACAACTTACGAGCAGGTTCTAAATATGATCTACCATAAGGTAAAAAGTTAGTATCCGTTAACAAACGGAAATGAGCCATTTCGTAATTGTCAAAGAAAATAGCTTTTGCTTGATTTCCTGAATTTGGTACATTGTAATAACCGTAATCTGAAGGAGAGGAAATACCATCTGGGTCAAATCTAAATCTTACAGACATTGGGTGGTCTTTATCGTATCCGTCTTGTCTTTCAATATGGAATGCATTGTATGGTATAACATTATATACACCAAATTTTTCAGCAATTTCTAATTTTAAGAAAAAATCACCATATTTTAACATGTTACGAGTCCAAGGCCATAAGTTAAATTCTACATTTAATACATCGTAAAATAAATTATATAGAATTTTTTGAATATCTTCATCAGATGATTTAATTTGTAATACTTCACCCATGTCATTACGTAAAGTACTTTCATCAGCTATAATATCTAGAGCAGAGGCGACAATAGCATCTGTATCCATTGAGTCATATTCAGAATAAAGTGTAGGGCGTAATGTTTGATAGTTGAAACTACTTTGGTATCCATATATTGATGTGTGTGAATTAGTGTAAATCCTATTAAATCTATCTACTAGAGCATTTGTTTCATATTCACCTGAAACTTGGATTTTGTTTATATCAACTACTTTAAGTTGAGATCCACCTTCATTACGGATGATTACATCTGTTGAAAATAGTCGTTTTAATCTTGAAAATAATCTAGTATCTGCCATATCGATTTATATTAACCAAGAAATATCTTCTTGATCGTTTGAGTAAGGGTTATCTATCTTAAACGGGTTATTATTGTATTTATTTGGTTGTTGATTTGAATAACCTCCAGAATATCCATGATGGTTAGTGCTTATGCTATTGAGCATACTTTTGGTCATTTCCATACCGCTTTGTCTTAGCTTAAATGCTGTTTCTCTTAAAAATGCTGCTATAGAAAATCCCATAATTAAATCATCATTGTATCCAGATTGTGCTTCTGGTCTACCATTTCTCCATATAAATACTTTCATTTCCTCTATTAGTCTAGCAGACTGAATAATTGCTCCTCTATCTCTAATAGCTTCTTGAAACTTTCCAATTGATATTGGACGAGTAGCAGAAGACATTGTAAATCCGGGGGTCATTTTACTATGGTCCATGTATGGGTCAAAATAGCTATCCACTGTTAAAGCATTTCCTTTAGGTGAATAATACAAATTATGATACCCTCTATCAAGGATAGTTTGAATAGTTGACCAAGCTATACTAGAATTT